GCCGAGAATTGTAGCTAATATGAATTTCATAGCTTTCAAAAGTGAAGTAGTCAAACTTCTCAATCTCTTCCTTACATTTTTTAGAATACTCATCTTTATGTTTTTTACGAATAGCCCAATGCTTACCAGCATAATACTGATTTAAGCTTGGGGGTTTAGGTAAGTTAAGGTCTATCTCAATACTTGATTTCATAGTCTACTATATCAATTACATCAGAGAGTTTTATGTAAGTAAATACATCTTGCCTATTATAGCGGCCTATCCACTTATACAAACCTTCTTCTATAGGAATCCTATTTTTCCTTAACGGCTCTGTATACTTCTCACAAAGGTTTATCACCTTATTTCGTAGTACATTTTTATTGAAAACTAAAAACCTTTCTGGAAATTGAAAGGCTATATACTCTGCTTGAGAGTCTTTTGAACACCAACCTGCACCTCCGTACACGTTAATCATTTCTATAAGTAGATAACCAAGTTTCTGGGTTTTCTTGAGTCCTTTTACATCTACTTTTTTACCCTCCCAATGGAAGTCAATATGCTTTTTATCTTCAGCGGCTTCTGATTTTATTGCCGATGTTATCTCCTTGAACAAGGCTTCGCCATCAAGACCAATCTTTAGCGAGTGTTGTAATCTGTTTTTATTTAGCTTTAAGCTTTTATCAAGGTAGTTTTCTAAACTCATTATTGTTATGTATGGCAATCTTTAAGAGGATAAGATATCCTATTAGGTCTTGCACGGTATCTTCGGTGGCATCGGTAATGCCCCTTGACTTGATACGCATAAGCTTATCGTCTATACGAGCGCATAGACTATCCACAGCGTTTCCCTTTGAGAAGATACCTACGGGGTAAAGGGCTGAATCCCCGTAGGCAGAGTTCTTCTCAAGGAGCAGGTCTGTTACCTCCTGCGATGTCTTTATAATTAAGTCTTTTGTACTAATCATTTGATACTAATATAGTTAATTATTAGGTAAGTTCTACCTCAAACTTATAAATTTTTTGTATACCCTTTGTTTCAATAACCATTCTACCGTTGGAAGGGTTAAGAAATATATAGTTCTCGGAATTACCAGTGTAGTCCGTTACATCCACTTTGAACTCCTTACCATTGATTAGCATCTTGTTCCATTCCAGAACTTCAACCTCCTTTGCGGAGGCTATGTTAAACTTTAGGTATGCGCGAATCATTTCGCACCAACTCTTTCTATATGCTTCTGACCAACTTTTCAAAATTCTAATTCCTCTTGTGAAGGTGTAGGTAATGCTACTTCTTCTGGTTCGTAATCGGGGTTCTGATATGCGTACAAAGGATTGCCCTGCTTATCAACCTCATAGTATCTATTCTTAACCTTGTCGTAGTACATTGTTATCTTTCCTAACCTACCTACGATTTTAGGTTTAGCCTTAACAACTGTAATCTCAACTTGATTAGGCTCATAAGGTACGCCATCTAAATCTTCTAATCCAAATGGACAACGCCATATATTTATAACCATCATACCCTTACGGCTCCATTGCATACCACCTGCTATATCATTCATAGTAGGTTTATCTATATATGCTATACCGCTACGATATTTAGGTTGTTGGTGTTTAGTATGTACGGTAAGTAATGTGTGATAATTATTATCAGCACTATGCTTTCTGACTTTTGTAAGCACTTGACCAATAGCAATGTCATCACGAACACCTACGCTTATATCTGTTTTAATCTCTGTAAACGGGTCTATGAGACAGCCCTGTATCTTAACCCCAAAATCTTCTTCTATATTCGTTACACAATTATAGAAGCCTTCTACGGTAAGGTCTTGCAGACCACTATCTATAATATAGAAGTGTTCATTTATAAACTCTATAGCCCTTTGGCTTTCTTCATCTGAAGCCATAACCTTATCATTAACAAGGAACGGCTTACGCAGGTATACCCATAGGAACTCTGCGAATACTTCTGTTGGTGAACCTGTTTCTGGGGAGTATACAGCCCACTTCCAACCAGAGTATTGGGATAAGTTCATCATCATTTCAAATGCAAACTGCGACTTCCCTTGATGCGCTCCTGCATATATATAAGTGGTACTACCCAACTTCATTGAATACTTGTCAAACAGAGAACTAAACCCTGTCCAAGCACCTTTTGTTACTCCGTTCTCGCGGAGTTCTGTTAGAGAATCTTTTAACTCTTCAGCCCTATAGATAAAATTTCTCGTTGTCATTCGCCAAATTCTTTAATGTAATCTTCTTCTTTATGTGAAAAGCTATTGCTTATTTCCTTACGATAGAACTCTTCTATGATATGGAAATCGTAAACGCTTTTACCTGTTGCTCCTACAAACGACATCATCTTTGCTATCATCTCGGGATTGCGATTGATATGGTCAAGAGACTTTGCTCTTGTAACAAACTGAAAGGGTCTGTCCTTTGTACCTTGATACATATTGGTGTATCCATTACCACGCTTCTTCTTCCAAGCAAGGCGTACACCAACGTCATAAATCATTTGTCCTTCATCACTCATATTACATTATTATTAATCTCAACCTTCTTTGATACTTGCGTATCAGTAAGGCAGAGTTGGTTAATTGATTCTGTAAGTCATCGTTCCATCCAAACCTACTGGCGTGAAGGGATAGATTTACATTGTCCAACATAAGCATCTCCAAGTATTTCTCAACCTCGCGTATGTGTCTTCTCTTTCTGTTATAGGACTTAATCATACTCAATACCATACTCTGTTAAATCTCTTTCGCAAAGCTGAACTATGCGGTTGTACAATTCTGATTTTAACTTTGTCTTTTTAGCGTTGGCTATTGCGTAACTGCGAATATCGCTAATCACCCTTTTGCTTCCGCTTGTTCTCTTTGACTTGTAGTTTGTTTTCATAGTTCTATAAATTTATATTTATTTGGGTCAGTCCTATACATTGTTTGTGTCCAATCCTTTCTACTGTCGTATACATCTGCCTCAAACCAATGCTCGTACATTGATGAAGGCACTACGATAGCGTGTGTTAGCTGTGTGTTTACCAAGAAGTAGGCAATCGGTTTAACCTCGTGTCTATCATATGACTTTTTAGCGCAGACTATTATACTGCTCCAAGGTATTTCATCGTGGGACGTGAAGTCAAAAGATTGGTGTTTAACCTCAATGATTTCTTTCTTACCATCTCGGTGCAGGATTATATCTCCCTCATCTATGAAGTTTCTGTACTCTTTCTTTGAACCTGCAATATGTAGGGCGGGTACAGTAACTGTCATCTTCTTACTGTGTAGGTACATTGCAACACGCCATACTGCTGCGTTAGATTTGCCCAGCTTCTTTATATAATCATCCCAAGCTTTATTTGTCATCCTTTCTCCATTTATAAATTAGGTAGCCGTTCCAAGCTAATACTATAAAACATCCTATGACATCCTCAAGTGTCATTCTGCGTCTCCTATGTTATTAAGTGTACCACACTCACAGATATGCAACTGATTGATTCCTATCACGATTGGGATTTGCTTGTCGCATCCACCACAAAAATAGTTTTGTCTCATCTCTCTTTGGTGTTATGGTCATCTATCTCATTCCATCTTTTAAATTCATAGTAAATTTCATTTCCATTAGAATCGTATTTCCAGTTCCTTGAATAGTTTGGGAAGTTTTCGGAGTAGATTTTATTACCATCTGAATCGTATTCAATACTCCACCAAAAACCATTTTCATTTTCGTAATAAATTCTATTTCCATTCTCGTCCTCAATGGTAAAAGGAAACTCTTTTACATTAAGTTGCTGTGCTTTTGTTTTCATTTCTCTTTGGTGTTAAAGGTTTCTACTACTGGAGCAAAACTTTGGGATACTTCACCCTTCACCCAAACTGAACCATTAAACTCTTGGTGCATTACTTTAGGTTTCCAAAACTGCCACCAGCGAGGTGAGGATTCAACTACAAAGGTTGTTTCTAATCTGCTCCATCCGTTTAAAGATTCTGTTACTTTGATTTGTGTTTTCATTTCTCTTTGGTGTTAAAGGTTATGTATAAAGGGGAGGTCTCCGCCGAAAAACCAATTTTAACTCATCAATAATTCTCCTCCCCCTTACACTTATTTATTATACGGATCAACGTCTTCAAAAGTCACACTAATGACAATATTTTCATATTTAAGACTTTGTAATGCTTTACGGCATTCGCTCGCTTTTTCAATTGTGTCAAACACAGCTTCAAAACTGTCTTTAACGTGTACTTTAAAAGACTTTTTCATTTTACATTCGTATAAGACGCAATCGTCGCTCATATTTGCGTATAAGCAATGCGTTATTAGTAATAGACTTCTGCAGTTCCTTGTTCCAACCTGTGCGCGACGCTTGTATAGAGAGATTAATACACTCTATGTGCAACGTACCCAGGTAGTTACGCAATCTTTTGATGTGCTTATAAATTCGTATCATGCTCTAAACTTTTTTGTACAAGGAAAGCTTTGTTTAAAATATCCGCTTGCACTTGGTTAAAGAACTCGTATACGCGGTCGTGAACCTCATCCATCATAATATCCATTACTTCTTCGTAGTCATCATCGCTATGGCCAAGCATGTTTATATCAAACCGGTCTTCAACCCATTCATACAAGTCGTCTTCGTTTCTAAAGAACTTAACACGCTCGGTTAGCATTGTTTCAATAACTTCTGACGCGCCTTTGCGTACCAGTTGGTCTTTGATTTGTGTTGTTGTCTTATTCATAGTTTCTAATTGCTTTAAATTGTGGGTGACGGTAGCTATTTGCTTTAGTACGCTCGAAGTAAGTGAACGTAGCCGTCTTGCCAATGTAGTGGTTAATGTTTTCAAGGATTACTCGAAGGTCAGCATGTGTGAAGCCTTTACCCGGTGGGCAGCCGAACTCAATGCCTGCTTCGTCGCGCATGATAAACTTACCGAGTGTGCCAGCACGTTTGCCTTTGCCTTCAACGTGGCCAATGATCGTTGCTTCCTTGTCGCTGAAGTCTTTGAACTTCTGCAGGTTGTAAGAGCGCTTGCATTCGTATACTTTGTTGAGACGAATGATAGAGCCTTCGAAGCCGCCAGCGAGGTTAGCGTCGTGTATAGCACGTGCTTTGTCGAGTGAATCAACACGCAATGTTACGAGTGGAAACACGTGGTGTGCGTCTGCATCGGGAAAGAAGTCGCGTAATAACTCGTGGATAAACTTACTGCGATCGATAAATAATATATCGTTGTCGTCGTCAATAATGTCGTACCAGTGAAACTCTACAAATTCGTACGCTTCACTCCGGTCAAAAGGATTAGGCTTTTGCTTTCTGACGAGCGAAATGATTTTCTCGAAATCGTTTTTGAGGGCGTGGTTGTATAGTTCGCCGTCAAGGATAAGATTTGGGTAGTCATTGAATAGTGGTTGTAATTCATTTTCAATATGTTGAACGTTCATAAATTGTTTACCGGTACGCGAGAACGCGCCGTCTTTAGTAAATAAACAACGTACGCCGTCAAGCTTTGGTTGAATATACACTTGCTCTGAAAAATCTATAGGCTTGATACCTGCTTTGTATGCGAGCATTGGTTTGATATTCATATTATTTGCTTTTTAGTTTCGTTATTTTCTTGTGTATTGTAGCGGCTAGCTCAAACTCTTCATCCTCCAGTGCTTTAGTAAGCATATCTTCTAAGCGTTTAAGCTCGTCATCTATATTAGGCATTTCTGTTTGAATGAGAATTTGAGTTTGCCACTCTTCCATGAACTCTTCGTCGAGTTCGGCTTGGCGTTCGAACATTTTATCAACAATGATCGAAGCCAGCCTATTCATCTCGTCTTCAGTCATTATACACGCTTAAAGCTAAACGTGTTGATGACATAGTTGTTGATGAATTTACCTTTACTCGCAGACTCTTGCAAGCCGTGGAATGTAAAGCGCGGTACACGCGTGTATTCGTACTTGCTTCCGTTAGCAAAGGTAAGTGTTAAAGCTTCGTTACCGTAGTTGTAATCAGCTGATTGAATTGCTTCTGAGTTGACGTTTACTGTTGCGTCAACGTTTGATTTGATAAATGTTGGCATATTAATTGTTTTTAGTTTATTATATTATCGAATTAGGTTCGTGTTAGTTTTGTAAAAGTTTTATTTGTAAGGCTATAACCTTACTTTTGTTTATCATTTGTAAGGCTATAACCTTACTTTTGGTGTTAAAGGTCGTTTTCAACTTCTTGGCCCTCTAGTAAATTGAGTAAGGCTTTGATTAGCCATTTCTTAAATCTTTGTATCATATCTCAGTTGTATTGATTATACCTCCTATAATTTTACTATCAGCTAAATGGCTCATATCGTTTGGGTCATACTCGTGTTCCTTACATGTAATAAGGTAACCGGTATCAACTCTCTGAAACGATTCTACTATTACATTCATTTCATCCCCATGGATAATATGAGATAACATTTGACCTTTTGCAATAAATGGACCACCTGATGGATCTATAAAATCATCACCAGCTCTCATATGCTCAAATTTACCTTCCCATAACACATTACCATCTTCTTGTTTGGTAAATGTATAAACGTCTCCATATCTGTTTGTGTAGTTCATGGTTATTCTTCTATTTTGTTCTTTCATCTCTCTTTGGTGTTAAAGGTTAATCGAGCAGCACCATATATGCTTCAGCATTCTCACGGCGGAACCAGCCTAAGCCTTTCTGCATGACGTCCCACTGGTTTAACATTTGTGCGCCCATAATAAGGTCGTACATACTTAGCTCTTCAGCGGTTAGCTCAACGCTGTCCCCTGTGAAAGGGTTTGATACCGTATCGCCTTCGCTGTATACCATACCGTTAAACCATTTAGGCATTTCTTGTTTATTTTGCATCTTCTAGTTCGTTTAAGTAGTTATCGTAATTAGTACATAGTTCATTGATCATGTATTCTTCGAGTTCGTAAAATTCAATCTCAGTGTATACAACTAAATCGTCACGCCAGCCGCCACCGAGGTGGTTGAATATATCGTAAGCACTTGGTTGATAGTAGTATACGTTTTCACCTATGATAGGACCTTCTCTATCAACGTCGATTATCCATAGTTCGTAGCCATCAGCACTAGACTCGCTACCTATGTATACGTCGTAGTTTAAACTATAGTTGTCGGTAAAGACATAAGCAGAGTCGTTAATTGCGTTGAACTCTTTAAGTATGCTATCGAAGCTGGTTAGCTCTTCAGGGTTTGTTGGTATAAATTTAGTTTCCATTATATTACTTCGTTTTGTGGTTGAATAAGGTTTGAATCGCCGCGCAGCATGGTAGTAGCGTCGGCAGGCATGTCGCTATCGCTGAATACAACTAGGTTTGAAATGTCGCGAACGGTTAGTTCGTCCCAGAATAGTGTTGAATTTAGCTTAGCTATTACCATACCTACGGTAAACTCGTAGTCTAGCTGGTTAGCAATTAGTTTTGCTTTTACGTCAGGGTTAAGACGTTCGTAAAGTGATAATCTTTTCATAGTATATAAAGTTTTAAATTAATGCGTGTGCAATTAAGTACTCTTCGAGCTCAGGTACGTCAAGGTGGTTTAGCAAGCTATTGAATGACATAGGGTTACCGTAGCCATCAAGTGTTAGCCACTTGTCATCAAAGTTGTAGCGATCGTTATTACTTGCTGCAACGGTTTGACGTATAGTCAGTTGCAACATTTCGAAAGCTTCATCATCGTTAGCGTATATGTGGTCTTGTGGTGCAGTGATGTAGTCACACATTGCATTCCAGTGAGACACAAGTTGCGCTTCGCTAAAGTCACCAGTCCAGTCATGGCCGGGATACAAGTTTAGTACTTCGCTGTTTTGCCATTCGCATTCCCAGCCGTGTGCGTCGATAAACGCTTGTAGCTCAGGGTGAACGCCAAATATCCAGCCTGCGTTGGTATCATGGTAGTCAAGGTAGTCAGTGCCGTTAGCACCGTCGGCTAATATAGCTGAAGATGTACCCATCGTTGACATAATGTTTACGCCGAACTTTTCACGTAGCTGTTGCTCGAAGGTATTTTTAATTGTTGTCATTTGTTATTCGTTTATTATATTATCGTTCGCTGTTCGTGTCAGTCTTGTAAAAGAATCGCGACGCTAGAATCGCTACAACTTGTTGCATAGCTTCTGCGTGCACTTCATTGTAGTTGTCTACGTCTTCGTTCGATTGGTAGATGTCTTCGTCATTAATAGGCAACTGCCACAATAAGGTGTCGTACAAGTGTTCTTCTATATAGTCAGCTATTGTCTCACATTCGTCAATGAATACGAACTCTGGGTCTATAAGTTGCTTTAGCATACGGCTATTGCGGTTTTCAATTGCAATGCGGTTTTCTGTCATTTCTCTGTTTGTCATAGTGTTATCTTAAGCATGTACCATAGCCTTTACGACGCGACGACTTTGCGATCGCTGCCGCTTGGGATTGAGACATAATTTGTATTTCGTTACCTGTCTTGTGATTAGTGATTGGTGCACAACCGTACCGCTCAGTGTTAGAGCACGACACACAAGTGTTGTAGCCGTACTTAACGCGGATTGGGTGTACTTCTCGTGTACCGCATTTGCATATCATAGTAGTTTGTTTTTGTTACAAGTATATTATCGATACTTGCTCGTGTTAGTTTTGTAATTAGTAATAAGTACTGCGTAGAGGTCTCTTGGCAAAGGCCGGAGCATAGGTATTGTATACTTCGATCGCTTTACTACTATGACCTAGCCTCTCTAGCATAGTGAATATCCTCGCTCGACGGTCGTACTCATTCGACCAGTGGCGCTGACGCCATGGGTTTTCCATGAATGCAAAGTCGTGTTGTGCACACTCGTTTGCCAATGCCTCTAGCGAGACCTCTATTGCAGTTATATTTGTCATTATCTTATTCTTTTAATTTGTTCAGCGTATGCCCAGTGGTAACCGTCTTCAGTGTCAACATCAACCGTTACATTACGGTCGTATACTTCAGACCACGGTACTTCATCAACTGGGTCGCCATACTTGCCACCTCGAGTGATTTCAATACCCGCTACGGTCGCCATTCTTACTGGGTCGCTGCCGAAGCCGCCACGCCAAAATACTTTATCGCCTATTTTAAGTGTGTTACTCATTACTTGCAGTTTTTAGTTTCAAACTCAGTAAGTAGGTTCATTAGCTTAACGATGTCGTTAGGGTACTTCTCACAAGTACATGACGACATTTCGAAGAACACCTGCTTAGGGTACTTGTACACTTCGTCGCACCAGCTGGCTTTGTAGAACAATTCCATATTAACCGGTTGCATTGTTTTCGTCTTAACGCGTTTGTTAATTGGCCACATAGTAATGTTGCCCGGGTTACCGTTCTCAACCGCTTTGTTGTAGTGCTTGAGTAAGTTAACTCTGAATCGGTTTTCAACGAAGCCGTCAAGAGAGTGTGCTACTCGTACATAGCCGGTTGATGGGTACACCGCAGCTAAGCGGCCGTTTTTCAATTGGAAGTGTAGTGTTCCGTTTTTAGTAATGTGGTAAAGTTTCATAGTAGTAGTTTTTATATTCGTTTATATTATCGACTCGCTATCGTATTACTTTTGTAATCCCATTTGCATTTCGTGGTCCGCTACCAAGTCATCGATATCGGTGAGTGACAACTCAACTTCGTGCTCTTCACTAGAACAGTCGTCTTCACACTCCATCTCCGCCAAAGCAAAGTGGCGCATAACATCATTCCGTAATTCCGGGTACTTCTCAATTACCCCACGGCAATAAGTGTATAATTCTTGTAAATTCATAATTCGTCTTCGTTAGTTAATTGGTACGCTTGCTCTTCAGTGCAATAGTACACGTCTTTTGTCCATAATGCCGGCTTGTATTGGTGCACCATATAGTTCACGTCATCTAAGTCGTGGCGTGTTTTAACGAAATCCGCTGCATTCGGCATTTTAGTTTCGTCGTAGTCGTATAGGTACACTTGACCGTTTGAGTAATCAAGCACCGTAATGTATTTGTATGGTCGGTTCATAATTCTTATTAGTATTTGTAGTCCCAGAGTTTAGTGTGAGAGAAAGTTTTACCTTTACGGCTAACACCCTTCATACCCGTTTTAGCAGTCCACTCCTTATAAGTGGTGCCACTGCAAAACCCGAACTCGTCAGTAGCCTCAGCGTGTCTCTCCGCCATCTTCTGCTTGCGAATTTCTTCACAACGTTGCATGTATAGTTTCATTTCAGTCATAGTAATTTGTTTTCTTGTTACACATATATTATCGATACCCAATCGTATTAGTTTTGTAAAACAAAAGTATAAACTTCATTTACTTAAAAAAAAAGAAGGGTGGGTGTAACATCACCTCTGTCTATCGGTAAACTAGTTTTAATAAGTTTTGCTTATGAGAAATAGTAGGGGTATTGGAACAAACGGTGGTTAATTTAAAAAAGGTGACAATAGCCTATTAAGTAATATATAGTAGCAGGCTATCGTCGCACTTTTGGTGGGGTGTAT